GGCGTCACACCGATGTAAGCAATCCGAATGAACTCCTCGCCGTTCCGCATACCCAAGTTTCCGAAAAACGGGGTAAAGCCAAGCAGGATAAATTCAATCGGAATACCGTTGTCGTTTGCGTCGACAATGGCAGCTTCAGAGTCGACATCAGATTTCCAGCGCCGGGCCTGAAGATCAATTCGAAGAGTGTGCGGAGGGACGTTACAGAGGATTTCGTCAGCCTCAAAATTGCCAGCAATAAAAACCATGATCGTAAATCAGAGAGAGAAATCGATAGAACCGAGAGCAGCAGCGGCGACTTTACCTTTTTCAGGATCGGCGGCTTTCTTGGGTGCGCTACGAGTGGACTTCGGAAGGTAGAGAATGCGGTCGACGGTGTAGTTCAGGAAAGTCTTTTCGTCTTTAGTGGAACTGGAAACTTTACCCACGGCGATTGTGGGCGTACCGGGCGCCAGTTCGGATAACTGTTTCGACAGTTCCCCAAATGCGCTGAGCTTGAACCAACTGGTTTCTTTCTCGTCGTTCTGCCACGCGAGAGACCTGTTGGTTACAGTCGTGTCTTCCAGTTCGACCTCATCGGCTTTCGGCCCAAGGCCACCCGTGGCCATGAACATGTTGATCGCCAGGAGATCATCAAAGTTCTCCTTAGTTACGATCAGCATAGGTTGCATGATCAGCACCCCATCGGGTGTGGGTTTTGTCGGGCCGATAGCTAGACAAGTTTCGTCAGCTTGCAGGTTCTGGAGAAGTTTGCCTACGTAGTGATCTTTCTTTTGTTTCAGTTGGACTTTGGTTGGGATGCGGCGATCGGATGCTGGCAGTGATTCTGCAATGACATCGATGATTCCGTCTGATTCGTTGGCTGTTCCTGTGACTCTAAGACCGAGAGTGAAGACGTTCACGTTCTAGTTTCCTGTAGATGGTTGAGCGATGGACGTTAAAAGCCTTGGCAATCTGTGTGACACTGACGCCTTGGCTTGCGTAGGCTAGCAGCATCCGGGTATCCCCGCCTGTCAGCTTCTCGTTTTTTCTTTCCGCGTAGCTGAAGTGGAACGGGTTGACACAGTCGCGGTTGCCGCAAGTGAGTCTCAGGTGGGAGTCTTCTTTTGGGATGTCCAAGTATTTAAGGATGACACTTCGGACATACAGCCGGTCCTTGAACACATAGATACAGGGGTAGCCATCTTTATCGTTGCGCCCCTTCCATAAAAAACACTCGTTGTGTTTGAAGTCATTGACAGCCAACTTTTTAAATAACTCAGCTAGGTGCGTCGGTCTTGCTTCGGCATAGTCGAGTTGATATGAGCTGGCCTGTAAAGCTCGGCAGATGTCCGCAGCTTGCGCCTGCGCGTGGCCGCTTTCGTTGGCTTCGAGACTTAGCTTTAGGGTTTTTGTGTCTTTGTGTACTTTTAGTGTGTAGTTCTTCACCAGAATGCTTTAGGTTCTCTGATCGGGTCTGGATTTGTGCTTTCAATAAAGAATCGTTTTAGTGTATGTCCAACTGCATGTACACTGTCTAAAGTTTTAGCTAGCATACTAGCTTCTTCGTATGTTCTGAATACCTGTGCTTTGTCTCGGTTCTTGCTGTACTTGACGACTTTGGTTGCCGTCAGTGACGTTTCTACGTAGAGCCCTTTGAGGTTCAATATGACCCACGCCTCTCGGAAACGCAGGTGCGTCATTCCGGCCATTTCCGATTCGGAGTAGAGCTTGACGGGTTTTGTCTTTTTAACTTTATCTGTGTTCTTGCGGGGCGCCTGTTTTTTCTTCGGAGCCTCACCTGTATCTTTATATTTTTTTAGTTTCCGCGCAGTGTTTGCAGCCTGGAGCGCCGTGGCTACCCCATCGTCTGTGATGTGAAGTGTTTGTTCTTGTGCGTCCCAAACTAAACCATGGTACAGCGCACCTATTTTTAGGGTGTAGATTTCTTTATCTTCTGCTAGTTTGATTGACGCTGCGTCCATTTCAATTTAAAGCCCGCCTGGAGTGTACCAGACGGGCTTGGGTTTTAGGTTGTTGAGCGGCGGTTTACCTTTTCTTTTTACTTGACTTAGCTTCTGCTCTCTTCTTAGCATCCGACTTTTTGTTGCTTCCAGTTTGTTGTTGCGGGAAGTTTTTTAAGTTAGTCGTACCTGGTTTGCCCGCTAAATTAATCAAACCGATTACGCCTTTGTTTTGCAGATCTCTTTTGTTTGGCCCCACTTTTCTGGGATCCGGCGTACGGATAACTTCTACCTCAGGGATTGGTTTTGCGCCAACCTTTCCGAGTTGTCTGTTTAAGAAGTCATAGGCTTTATCACCCAGCGGTGTTTTCTTTGTCTGCTTTACTTCGCCGTCGAAGAGAAAATCTCTGAATCCCTCAGCACCTAAACCGGATTCTTTGTAGATCGATTTAAGCTCCGATCTAGTTACACGCGGGTCTTTTGATTGACCCTTTTTCATTGCTTCTCGAAGTGCGGCACCCACGTTTAGCGTGGTTCCGACTCCCTCTCTGCCGCCGCCTTCTCTGCCGCCGCCTTCTCTGCCGCCGCCTTCTCTGCCGCCGCCGGGGCGTCGAGGCCGGTCAGTACCGGGGGTCTGGTTAGGTTGGCGAGGTCGGTTGGTTCCCGTTCCGCCCGTTGTACTGCCGCCTCCTGTCGGTAAAGCAATGTCCCCTACTTCTATATTTCCTCCTCCTGCGCTGACGAAGGGATTTCCAATATCTGAGAATGTAGGGCTTACAGTGATATTCGGGATCGATCCCCCGCCTGCCGAACCGTATTGAACCATGGTCGAGGCCAGGTCTGTCCCACGCCCTAACCGACTCCCCCGAGAGGATTTGGGATTATAAAACTGTTGAATCATCGTCGGGTATTCAAATCCCGTGGCGGTGGCATCCATTGAGTTCGTGGGGCGCTAAACCGTTCTCTTTAAATTGTAAGCGGTAGGCCGCTCGTTTACCGCACTTTAGTTTCGTGAGCGTATTTATTTATCCGCCCAAGTCGTTCCTACGTTTGCGTCTGCTTCTGCTGGCACGTCTTTAAGCACAAATTTTGCTGCTTTAATCATTATACTTTCTAATACTTCTCTATACTTTTCTGCTTGATCTGCTCTTACCTCAAGCACCAGTTCGTCGTGTACACATGCAACTAGGCGTACGTCATCTGTGATGTGTTCTCCAAGTTCAGCGATTGCGAGCTTGAGGATGTCTGCACCAGAACCTTGGATCAAGGTATTAGCGCTAGCCATCATTGTTGCATCATCGTAACTAAGTAGACGGCGGCGCCCACAGGCTGTTCGGATGTAAGCCCAACCATCGCGGATTAGATCGGCCCGCTCCTGGTGCCATGCTCGCAACGTCGGGTAAGCCGTATGGAACGCTGCGTGGGCGATCTTCGCTTCCGACAGCGAAATTATCTTGCCGCTCTGTGCTGCGTATGTCTTGTATTTTCTGTACCCCATACCATATAGCAGGGCGAAGTTCAGTGTTTTGCCGTCCTGTCTTTCATCCTTGGTGACTTCATCAATCGGTTTTTTGTAGATCAGGCTTGCCGTCATGGTGTGCAGGTCAATCTTTTCGCGGAACGCCTGCCTCATTTGAGGAATATTGACGAGCTGCGCCGCCAATCGTAATTCGATCTGAGCCCAGTCGCATATAACAAGTTTGTAGCCATCATTTGCTACAAAGCACTGTCTAAACTCTTTATCCCTAGGAACTTGCTGGATGTTGATTGAGAAAACTGTTTTTGCCTCTTTCTTGGTTGTCTTGCCTGAGCCGCTGGACGTGAATCGACCAGAGTTTGCGCCGACTTGGTTGTAGCCCGCGTGGAGGCGGTGGGTTAGTGGATGAATGTTGCTAAGGATTTTCTCAACGTGCTCCAACTTTGTTTCGATCTTAGTTCGACTCCGATAAAGCTCTAGCGTCTCATCTTGACTGTCAAATTCAGCGAGTGCGATTTGATTTAAAGTAGGTTTCTTTGTCGAAGCGTTTATTGGAAGCTCTATGCCGCACAGTGTAAAGGCGTTGATTACTTGAGTAGGGCTGCCTGGGTTGAACTCCTTCTTCGCTTTCTTTCCGATCTGCAGCTCTCCAGCAGCGTTGCGGGGAAGCTTACTATCATCAGGCAAACGCCTATCCAAACTGAATATAAACTCATTTGTTTTGTCTTCCAGCTCTTTAAGTAATTTGACTTTGAGGGTTTGAAGTTTGCCTACATCGATCTTGAATCCAACGCTGCACATACGAGCCACGGGGCGGATGCACTTGCTCTCGATGCTATAAACCCCTAGAAGATTCTCTTCCTTCAGTTCCGCTAGCTGTTCGGCTGCGATCGACGGCAGCACGTCAACGTCCGTGGCTGAGTATTCGATCTGATCGAGTGACAAATCCTCTACGCTCCAATCGGATACCTGTTGCTCCTTATCGAGCAGGATGCCCAGGCGCCGTTCTGCTACAGCTTTCAGTGAGCAGGATACGTCTGCAAAGTAAACCTTGCCGATCTTGGGGCTGACCTTCTGTTCTTTGAATCCCGACCGCAAGACCCGTTCAGCAACATACGTGTCGAAGATCTTGCCTTTAAAATCTATACCTAAATACAGCAGGAACTGAAGGTCAAAATTTGCGTTATGGAAGATCAGCAGCTCGCGACTTTCCAGCAGCTCCTTCAGTTCATCGACCACACTCGTTTTGAATAAATCAAATACATAAATAGTTCTGTTGCCGTCTGCTGCGTCTGTGTTACAGAGCTGGATCAGGCGCGGTTTAGCTAGCCCAGGTTGGAGCCCCGTGGTTTCTGTATCGACACACAGTTTTGAGATTGCTTTCAATTCAGCCAGCGCATCTAACGCTGCTTCCTGTGTTTTTAAATAGCTGACGTTCATAGTAAGAAGATGAAAAAAGCCCAGATCGAACTGGGCTTGATGGTCTGTAGGCTAGCCGCTTACCGCATGGTGAAGAAGTAGTTCACTGCAACATCGATACAGTCGGACCACTCTTTCATCGTCTCCGCTCCGAACTGTGTAGGGAGGATCTTGTAGTATTTCCGTTGCGTGTGATCTGCCACGGTGTTCTTCTTACCGCTCAGTGCTCCGTAAGAGATTGCCTCTTCCGTTTCAATAAGCTTGTGTGCTTTGGCCCAGGCCAGACCAGCTCGCACGCCAGAGTAAACAGGCCCTTCGTGGTAAGTTCCCCGATGGCCGCGATCTTTCTTTGAAACTACAGCTTCCCATGCTTTTGTGGTGCTAGCTGCCTGTGTAAACCCGTCGAAGATTACACAGTTCTCAGGCACGAGATCATCGAACCATGCGTGATTCACAAACTGTTCGCTGACACTTTTAATTGTCTGTTCTTCGCCAGACTTTTCAGCTTGGTACACTGCCCACAGAATGATTGAAGTTCCAGCAACCCACAAGGCGCGGGTGCGGCACAGCGTTCCAATCACTTGTTCCGTTGTCAGTTTGTCCTCGGGAATCTGATGTGGAACCCCATTCCGACGCTGCGTGGATGTGATTGCTTTAGCGGTCGGAGCAACCGAAAGCTTGTAAGCCAGTTGTGCAAGGTTTTCGTCTTTCTTTTCGATCGCCAGCTTGAACAGTTGCTTCGTGTTCAGCTTTTGAATCTTTACAAGTTTGGTCAGTTCGATCTTGATTGGGGAATCAGATGAACCAGACAGAGATACAAGCGCCTCTGCCTCCTTTTCTGTGATCGGTTGATCTTGGAGGGTGAACTGAAAGTTAGACATTTCGAGTGTGTTCAAAACAGGTTGATCACGGGCTGTCGCGGCCCCGGATGAGGAGCCTCCTGAAAGATACCACAGAAGTCAAGCAGTGAGTCAATAGAGCCCCTAGCGGAGGCTCTTTTGTATGGCATCGACAGCATCCCCCGGCTTGTTGATGTCGACCCGAAACACGTCGTCGCTGAACTCGTAGCAGACCTCTGGGGGATCCATTTCAAGGCACACAGTTGCCCACTGTGCGCCTGTCTCTGCTTTGGCTGCTTGCAAGCGACGCACGGCCATGGAGTCGGCGAACGAATGTCCATCTGTGATCATAAGAACGTCAGTTTGTGTGTGCTTCTTGAGGTTGAGAACCGCGTGGCTGATAACAGCATTGAATTGGGTTCCTCCACCTAAGGTCCAACGCTGAATGAAGTTAATCAACTCCTCATTGTTTTTACGATTTCCTTTGAGCGTAACGGACTCTGAGATTAGTGTGTCGAATAGATGCACGTAGACTTCACGCTTTTCTTTCAGCGCTTCGTCAGCAATGATGAAGGCGATAGCTTTACTCCAGATGTCTCTATCGCCTCTCATCGAGCCGGAAACATCGATGTACATGATGATCGGACCTTTGTTCAGGTTTTTAGAATCAGCTTCATAGTCTTTTGTGAGCAGAGTTTTCTGTGAATACTTGAGAGCAAATAATGCGCGGCCCTCCGCTGTGTTGGCTAGGGCAAGTTCAGTGGAGAACGCTTTAGTGATGTCGTTACTGAATCTGGCGCCGACGATAGCGGAGTAAGTTTCCTTGCTTCGTTTCGCTCGCTTACGCTGAATCCATGTTCGCTTAAGTGCGCCCAGGTTCTTTGCCAGATTCTTGAGATTCCGATTGTTCTTGAGCTTCGCGGCAAGTTGACGCTTCTCTTCAAGGTTTCCGGCGTCCTTACCTTTACCTGGCTGAGAGCCCCACAGGTTTGACATCGCATCATTCAGCTCATCGCTCTGCTGAATTGTCTTATCGACAATCTCATCGAGCTGTCCCTGGATGGGCTGTAGTCCGTTCATCGCACTCTCAATAATCTTGTTACCAAGTTGCTTACCTTTCTGCCTTGCCTCGTTTGCAGCCTGTTCGTTACCTTCAGCTACGGCTTGCTTGAATTCTTCTCGCAGCTTCTCAAGTTCTTGTGCTGCTTGGAAGATCGTTTTGTGATCAAGTTGTTGCTGGTGGATGGCTTGTTCAATAGCCTCCGCTAGTTGGTTGATGATGTTGACTGCGTTGTTGCCTGCGTTGAACTGATCGCCAACGCATCGGCTCAACAACTCAGGCCACGCTGCCGCATTCGACAGCTCGCCCATCAACATCCACCAGAATGAATTTTCTGGTTTGAAACCCTGCGGCAGCGTGGGCGACTCACCGTTGCACTTAGCACGGAAAAAGTCCTCGTACTCTTCCTCGCTGACCAGCCAGTTGACTTGATCTGCCGTGTACAAACGATCAAATACTTCTTTGCCGAATCTGCAAAGCTGCTTGATGTTGTACTGAGTTTCTAGATACTTAACGATCGGGCGAGCTTCGCGTACAAAGTCTTCCCAAAGGAAGTCTGCGATCGGGGAGCAGGAAAGAGTCAGCGGCTCGTTATTTACAAGCCGCATGAATTCGCTTCGAGTGTTCATGATCATTTACCTTTGATTTCGCTGAGAGAGAAGGCCATAGTTTGTTTGTGTGCTTCGATCTGTTGAAGCAACTTGACGCCCCGGCTGCGTTCAGCCGCTGTCAGTTTAATGCGGTTGCTATCCAAGATCTCATTGATCTTGTTGTACACAACGCAGATGTCTTTGTAGCTGCGCTCAAGGTTTTGTACGAAGTCATTCAGTGTACCGAGTCCTCTGTCGGTGTTAGCGAGTTTGGAACGTTCAGCCATGAAGTCATTCATGAGAGCAGCGGCTGCCCTCTTGCCATCGCCAAAGATCTTCGATGCGGAAGGGACTTCCTGATCGACAACCTCTTGTACGGTTGATTTGTCTTCCTCAGTTTGGTAAACGATGTGAACCAGTGAGCCGTGAAGATGCTCAGGGAAGATCATGTCGTCGCCCTGTACAAGTGCCCAAGCCCGCAGGAACTTAAGGATCTGCACGCGGCGCCGATCGGAGATACGAATGTTGCGCTGATCGAGAAGCTCACACACATTCGAGAACTTTTCTATAAAGTTCTCGTGGATCATTACGCTATGTACTTCCTCTTGTAGGGCTTTAAGATCCTCAAGACTCAAGTGAACACCGACCTCCGGTCTGGCCTTGATGCCTAGCGCCCACTTATCGAGCTTGTCTTTAGAGGAAGGCTTTTGCAGCGAGTCAACAGTCGGTCGGAACAGGAAGCGATCACCGAAAGCTTGCAACGACTCCTCATCAGGCCAACTATTTGTAGCGGCAACGATGGATTGAATCGGCGTGGTGATTGTCTGCTTGCCGTTGTTGAACGTCCGTTCGTTGAGGAGAGTCAGCAGGGAGTTGAGGATGGCAGAGCTACCACGGAACAGCTCATCGAGAAACGCTACGTGTGCGGAAGGCAGGTAGCCGTCAACATCACGGGTGTATTCATCGTTGAGAAGTTTGGTCACTGCTACGGGGCCAAACAGTTCGGAAGGATCAGTAGTGGGGCTAAGAAGATAACCAAAGTAGTTAACGCCTTCGATGCCAGAACAGATCGACCGAATCAGATCGGACTTACCTGTACCGGGGAGACCCAGGAGGAAAGCGTTTTGCTTGCTGATAATCGTTGCAAGCAGACCATCAATGATGCTGGACCGTTCTAGGTGTGCATTGTTGAGAGCAACTCGAAAGTTCTGAAGCTTGGCGAAGAGAGTGTCGTTCATTTGTCGTGAATGTGAATGTAGGGTTGTTGCCGTGGGAAAGAAAGTAGGGCCGAGTTGATCCAGCATTCGCTGTTCAAGGCCCCGCTGATTGCGATGAACTTATCGAAAGCAGACTGTAAGCATGAGAACACTACTGCATCCTCAGGGTTCCTCGTAAAAACGTTGATGTCTTTGAGGAACCCTTGCTCAGACTGAATAACCCAGACCTTACGCTCCATCAGAAGTCAGGTTCAGTTTCTGGTTTTTCCGTGATCTCAGCGATCAGGTCGTCCAGACCTTCGCCGCTTGCAGCTTGAATCAGTTCTTTACGCTGATTCAGCAGCTTGCGAAGATGCTTGGCCCGCTGTTCGTAAACATCAAGCTCAAGATTGACCTCAGGAGTGAGGAGGTTCAAGACGTTAGAGTTTTCGGCAGTCTTGATCCGCTCGCAGAGTTGTTTGTACTTGTTAGACAGAGACAAAGACTCTTTGAGTTTCTCTAGTCCGCGAGAGGAGTCCCGATTGTTACAGATCTGCTCAAGCTCTGCCTTAATTGTGTCCTGAAGTTGGTAGAACTTCTCTGTTGCTTTGGTGCGAATCTGAGCGGCAGGTGCGCCCATGTCTTTACCAGTTTCGAGAAGTTCAGTAGCCAGCGTGGCAAGATTCTCAAAACCTGGAACTGAGTCGGCAATGAGCTTCAGCTTGTTAGCTGTAATCTCCCAGGAACCACGTTTCTTCTCGCTACCGACCTGCTGCTTGCCTACCTTGTCTGCCCCACGGCAATCAAGATCGTCAATCAGTTCGGCTCCCATCATGAGAGCTCTATCTGCTGCCTGAGCTTTTGCAGCTTGCAGGATTCCTGCGGTGTTGATGTTGTTTTCGTAAGCGATAACGCTTTCGATGTCACCACTAACCGGAGCATCGACCTTGGCCAGCGTGGTAGGCAACGGACCCAGGACCGAGACCCTGATGGGCGCACGATACTCTTCCTTTGTCGGGAAGATCCTCATGTATGCCGCGAACGCAATGTTAAACTCTGCGTCATCAGAGAACAGCGGGCGCAGGATGTTACCAGTAGTCTCCTGCCATTTGGTGTACTCAGACTCCCACAAACGAGCAAGACGTTCGTTAGCTTCTTTAGCTTCTGCCTTAATGCACTTGATCAGCTTGTTAGCACTGTCAAAGTAGTTATTAGTAACAAAGTGGCAGTCACCGTAATGAATGCAGTAAGAATCATACAGTTCGCGCTGAAGTACGCGCAGCGAATCAAGTTCTTCTTTGAGAGCATTGCTCAGGTGAGGGCGAATGCTGACGGTGTTGCTCTTGACGAGCGTATCAATCACCGATTGAGGAAGTTTAAGATCGTCAAACTTGATCTGAACTGATTGACGGATGTTGGCCGAAATGGAGCAGGAAAGCAGGTAGTGGCTGGTCATGACTGTTAGTTACTTAGAGAGACGAGTGAAAGCAAGACCAACGCGAGCAGTGATTTCATCACACTCGCCCTTGGCAATAAGTTCCTCCGTTGCGTGCTTGAGCTTCATCTTGGCGATTTTCAGCTCAGCTTCCTTAGCCTCAACTGCCGCAGCAAGTTTGGCAAGTTTGGCGTGGGGAGTCGGTTCCTTGTAGATACGAACGACAATGTTCGTATTGAAATCGGGGAACTTAAAGCGGCTATCCGCTCCACTAAATACAGAGAGATCGAGTCCCTCCTTCTCAGCGATCGTTACATCGCGGAGAAGATTACCCTTGGTCGCCTTATGCTCCGTGCCGAAAGATTCTTCGAGAGCAACAGACGCAAGGTCGTATTCGTTGAAGCTCTGAGCCGCAAGTAGACCGAGATCGTAAAGTTGATTGGAGGTAATCATGTGGATACTCTGTGAAGAGAATGCTCCGCGTTAAAGGCCGGTGCCGCCTTGGCTCATCATACCATACAAGTGCCCTAGATAGCTAGGTGATCGGCGGTGAGGGAATCGAACCCCACGCACACCCGGCAAGGGAGCACAGATGGACAGCCAGTCCCGCCGTGGCGAGGACTACTTTCTGGGGTAAGCAGTCACCTCCCACACAGCAAGTCTACGGTTTTGCCTTAGATACATGTTTTTAGCTTCATCAAGCGTTGTCGCTTGAATCCGCTCGGCAAAGTGCCACGCTCCACCTTCTTTGGTGAAGATGTCGAATTCTCGCTGAGGAGTTTTCAACGTTGTCATCGGTGAGTTGGATTGACCTGGGTACTGTACCATTCTGTATCGTGCATCACCTTCCTTTAGACGTTTCTTTAAGGTGCTGTAAAGAAAGCTCAGCCGCTCATAAATAGAATTTCAATACTTTCTTCTATAGAGCACTAACTTAACGTAATTTTCGCTGGGCAATCACATTAGTTACAGTTCTGTGCGGCGCTTAGGATCACATGACTCTAGGCAATAAATAGGAGTGCTCTGGTTTAACACACACAGCTTGGTCTACAATCGCGTTTCGGATGTAGACAACCTTGTGCGTCTCAGGGTTACAACTTTCCTCCACGGTTCGATTCTGGCTAGATTGCACGGCTGCCAGGCCCAGCAGAGCCCCAGTAAAAACGCCAATAATCATCAGAGTAACGCGCATGACCTTTAATCCTACTGTGATTTGTGTGAAGGGGGCGGAAGGTTCTTGTCGATTGAATGAGATACATAAATGGACGCGGCGATTGCGGTGCAGAATCCCACCACAAAAGCCGCGCCCTGAAGTAACCACACAGCTAAGGTTTTACATAAGCGGCGTGGGCTGAATGGTTGAGCCACGGGTTTGAGATTTACTTTGGGTCGGGCCAAGTCGGGTCATCTGTGATTGATTTGGCGGATTTATAGAACCGAGATTCGGGACCGTATTGTTCAAGAATCTCAGGAAATGCTGTGAGGATTCGTTGGAAGTTTCCTGCATCAGCGGATCGCATAGCGGCTGCTAGTTTCTGGTAGAAACCGCCACCGTATCTAATCATCGCTTCCGTCAGTTGAAAGCGATCCATGTAATCAAAGTCTGTCATTGGTTGTTCGTGTTTGTAGCGTTGAATTGAGTGCTGAAAGTTCCGTGCAATACAGGGTAAGACGTTCTTTTCGTCTTATCTTCTCTAATCCATGTAACTTGACCTGGGTTTAATACGTGTTCGATAGGTTGCGCTGTGTAGAAGCGTGCGCCGCAATCTTGACAGTGTTTGCGACGTAATCTTGTGCCGTCATCAAAGATGTGAGTTGCAACGATTTTGTGTATCGTTGAGCTACATTCAGGGCATTGTGCTTGTGTCTTGCTATGTTTCCCCACCTTTAGATCTTTGTTCGGGTTTATCAAAGGAACACATGTAGCTGATTGACTTTACTTTGTGTTTGTTGGCCTCCTCTATTTGTTCGATAAGGTGTTCGTGTGAGTCAGCAATCCATTCTGTGTGTGCGATTTGCTGACACATTTTCATGTCCTCGTACTCATCCAGTGTGTCGAAGTGTGCCCACCGAAGTTTGTAGAGATACATTCATAGGTTTGCGGTTGATTGGATTGTAGGGGGCGGGGGGTTCACTATCATCTATCATCTTTCTTACCAGGGGTAGATCTTAAAGTTCTTAAGCACTGGGCCGTCGCCATCTAAAAGTACATAGTCATAGTTGAACTCAAGTGCGTGCGCAAGGATTGGAAAGATCCATGCAGGTGGATCAATCTCGTGCAGATCATCTAGGTTCTCAGGGACGAAGTAGATACAACCAAAGCCGCCCTTACCTTCATAGATAGGGCCGAACTTCTCATCCTTTAGTGCCTCCTCGCTGGGAGCGTGGGCGGTAGACAGGTGCATGGCGCGAACCGTACATGTAGGTTCGGTGAAGTCGATCGGTGTATTCATTGGAGGGTTGGGGTCGATTTCAAACAGTGCCATTGAGTTTGGATTCTGTAGCTAAGTAGGACGCACGTTTGGCCTGCGCAAGGGCAAGCCTCGTAGTAGCATACACCTCTTGCCATCGTTCGTGTTGGCTGGTGTGACATAGAGTATAGATACGTTCTTTGTCGTCAAACATACGCTTGCTGTTGCACTTAGCGATGTTGAGCCAATCGGATGCGTTCATGTTCAGGATTTAGTGATTTGACCGATGATGAGGAGGAGTACGCCTAGCGCAAATGCAGCGATGTTAAAGGTAACGATTGACGCTGCGATGATTGCCACACCAATGAGGCGAAGCATACGGTTGTTATTAGGTTGTGACATTAGTTGTTGCTCCAGTTCTTGCAAGCGCGGTGGCTGATGTAGTAGTTGGCGGAAGGATCTGCCAGTGTGTATTCTGAGCGAAGGAAGTTAGCTTCACTGCGCGTTTTACATTCGTCAACAGTTTCGAGTTGACGACCTTGGCGGCGTTGGATGTAGAGCATGGTTGTGTGCATTGTGTGATGTGAATGTGTGCTAGGTTGTTGTGTGTTTGGCGCCCCGCGAAGCGGGACTAATCACACTCATCGAGGAACCATTCTGCATCCTTTAGATACAAGTCAAGTTCCTTAAGATCCACAGGTAAGGGAAGATCCTCGCCGAACTGTATGGATGCCCAGCAATACGCTGGCCCATACTCTATGGGATCACGGAAGGTTGCATAACTTACGATGTTGATGTCTTCGACTATCGCGTAGACGATAAGGTTGTCATTGTGCAGTGTGATGTTCTCGATGGTGTGCATCACATGTCCTCCTGTTTGTTGATGAAGTGTTCGTGAATGTGTTTGATCTGTTGATACATCAAGGGATAAGTAACTGCCACGTACTCACATAGATTAACCATAGCATCTATGTGTCTACGTTCCCAGCAGTCAGACATAGCTGCTGTTGCTTGATACTTGAGTGTCTCGATTAATTGGATGTGGGCAGCATAAGCTAAGTCGGTCGCTAGCCTTTGTGATTCACGTTCTCTTAGATAGAGTTCTACATTTTCCCTAGTCGGGATGTTGCACGCCAGCGTGGTTAAATCCTGCGCACGTTGACAAGGGCACAATGCAACATTCATCCATTGTGCGCGGGTCATTCTGTTAGTCATTGTTCGCCCCGGTAGAACAGTTGACGCGAGCCACGTTCAATCTCCCAATCAGTTTCACCCTCAGCATGTGCGTACCAAGTGTGATTCTTCTGGTAGATACCTGCGCCACAGTATGTATGCAGGAGTGCATTAAGACGCGACTTTGTTGTTGGTGTTTGCCATCCACAATCAGACACGTCAATGTTGTTAGGGTCGATGATTGCAATGGTTGAACCGTGCAGTCTTACATAGATTCTGTCGATGGTTGTATCTCCGTGTGGGAAGTTGATGCATTGGACTTCTGTATTATCGAGACGCCAATCGCGGCGCTCGTTGATTGCTGCGATCATTTGCTGTTCGATCTTACGCATGATGATGAAGTGTGATTGTGTTGGTATTGTATGAAGGGCGCCCCGCGTTAGCGGGACTAGGTTAGTTAAAGGTCAGGAATAGTAACGGCCCATGATTACTTCCTCGCCGGACTCATCGGCCCACTTCATAAGTACGCCGCTGAAATAACTGTCGCTATGGTATCCATCCCAGCCCTTAAAGTCGGGATCGTACTTATTAGATACGCACAGAAAGTCTCCCATTGAATACCACCAGCCGTGGTATTTAACGAACGACTCATCACGGAATTCCTCATCCGTGAGGAAGTCAAACTGTGAGCGCACAGCTTGATTGTTGAACAACACAAAACCCGGTACAGTCTGCCGTGGCTTGTTGTTAGTCTTGATCGTTAGGGTCACTGTGACAATCCTCCTGTGAGTGATAATGTGACATGAAAGCCCCACACTATACAGTGTGAGGCAATAGCTGGGCCAGGGATTGCACCTAGCCTCCCGCTTTAACGGATCAGCTACCGTAACTCTCTACAGTTACAGTTACATCCTGCACCTTGGGATCATAGAAGTAACGTTCCTTCCACTCTTGTGCATCGGATTGTGTGTAGCAAACCATGCCACACCCGATAACAGTTTGAGACTGATACTCAGGTTTATAGGTGGCACTGACTTTGTAGAGTTTGAATGACATTGTGATGGTGTGAATAGGTTAGTTCAGTGCTCTTGCTTTAAGTTAGAGAGTGGAACAAACTTGCTAGTTGCATAACACCAGACAGAATCCTTACCGATGTTTCCTGCTACTACATTTGCAGGGCCTCTATAAGATACAGGGCGATTACTCCTGTATCGTATAAAGTATGGATGCGTTTTACATACCCATTGCTCTGTCCGCAGTTGTTGCATGTTTCCACCACGATCCATGTAAATGAGAAAGTTTGTAGGCATTGTGAATGTGCAGTTGGGTTAGTTAAATGTGTACGGCGCTCCGCGAAGCGGAACCGATCAATAATCAGGCGTGGCCAATGCAACGCGCCGAGACAAACAAACCCCTTCGATGATGTCGCGCTTCAGTTGTTCCTCACGGATAAACTGTTGCGTCTGCTCTGTATCCTTATCGACACTATTAGACAATGCGCGGATTGTCACCACGCTATTAGCCCACCAACGCTGTAGTTGTTCATCCGTCAGCATACATACAAACGAATGGAATACATCCATCACAGTATTGATGGACTCTTGGTTAATACGATTGCGGAAAGTGCGGTTCATGGTGTTAAGTAATGCGGGAAGAATGATGATAGAGCTTTGCTGATTGTGTCAGCCGTGATACTCTACGTGATACGTAATGGGGATTGAATCGTTACGTTGATTCTTGTCTGCGTTACCACAGTTCATCGCGTGGCAGAAGTCAAGGGCGCTGTAAATGTCATCGAATGATCTATACCATCCGCAGCTAGGTTGTTTGCCGTCATCATGATGCACAGTTTGAATGATGTTAAACATGATCTGTATGCGAGTTGGGTTAGTTAAAAGTCAGCGTTTGATCTGTGCTATCGGATAACGTTGGCGCACAATAGCTACAGCGTCATCACGATCGGATGCGCGGATGTAGTCATCCCACAATCCATCTTCATCCTGCACATAATACAAAGGCGCACCACAACCAAAGTAAACACCACCCCGAATGTATCCCCCTTGGTTGATACGTTCGCGGCGGATGTACACCTTGCCGGTGTATTCCTTGCACAGTTGCGCAACTTCACTGGGCCACATGGTCATAACATTCACCAGCGATTGAGCTGGCAGCTAACAACAAGTGAGGGTGAATCCCTCAGGGTGGGATACATAATCCCACCGGGAGAGAATCAATTAAGTGTGAGAAGATCCGTCCGGTCTAACGCAACCATACAGATTGCAGTTAGGCAGATAACCAAACAGATAAACTTCATTTGACTCATCATTGATCTGCTCAACCATAGGTTTCATTTGCAGAATCAAATCCCGAACAGACTTATTGAGCCGCGTGGATTGAATCGCAAACCAACGCCATTGTGCATCAGTCAGTAGATTTGCAACGTCATCATTGATGACATCATCGACAACAATAGGAGCGCGGTAGTTCATGAGATTAAGTTGCGATGGGTTAGTTATAGATCAGCGGGGAAGTTTGGCCGCTTGCTTACGCTGAAGGCCCGCAGCTTTACGTGCAATGGCTTCGATTTGCTTGGCAGTCATGATGAATCACCTGTTAATGCAAAGTGGATTTGTGAGGGTGAATCCCTCAGGCAAGATGTATGAAACATCCTGCGGGAGAGAATCAATGTAGGCAGACTAGATACAGTTGGAAGGATAGCGTCATGATCACAAAGGATCAATGCATGATCAAAGAATGATCCAGTCTGCCGACAATGTACATTTAATCAGGCCCCCCATAAAGAGTCAGCCTGACAGTATGCGTGAAACATAATCAGCGCACAGATTAACTACAGATCACACAGTTACCTAGGCTTAGATACATTGTCTCGCCATCGTGAGACTACCGCTCAGTGGGAAACAATGCAGACCGGCGTGGTTACAATAACCAAACCAGTTAGCTATAGGTACAGTGTGCCACTGTAACTAACCTGCACGCTGACAATGTAGATACATTGTGCTCGCTGACAGTAGCGTATTGAAGTTACATTAAACTTACAAAGCCTAACGTATAATCCGGGATGATAAAATCAGTTCCATGTAAAGTAGAACCTACGTTTGCCCCTCTAAACTATACGCGGACAGTATAGGGTTAATGTAACTAACGGACGCAACGTAAGGGCCTTTCGGGCAAGACACTAGCCTCAGGCTTCCCTTAGCTTGACACGCAGGCCAAACCGGGTGAGCGGAGGGTTCTAGTGCGCAGAGGGTCGTTAGTCGGAGTTCCGATGTCCTCTGTCTGGCTACTAGCCTCAGGGGGGTTACGCATATCGCTACGCGGCCACGTTGGTTTCATACCGGCCACCCGCAATCTCTCCCCGAAGGAATACTTTCTGCGGACGCTAGGTCTACACGCCAACGGGCCACGGTCGTCGCGACTGCGGTCCTATGTCTGGCCTCTCGGCTTCCCCGATCGGCTTGTGCCCAGTTTGATCACAGCAGGATCCCCCGTTCCGCAAGCTTGTGACGGTTTGCCGATTGGCACACTCCCATGGGGTTGGGGCAAGGGCAGGGAAGGAACTGCGCACACGCACACGCACCCGCGTATGTAACGCGCACACACGCACACATGCGGGCACACGCACGCACACACGCACGCGCCCACGCGCACGCACGCGTTTATAAATAACTCAGGCACCCCCCCCCCATAGTGTGATACAACAGATACGTTGTTGTAGCTAACTCACAAAGTATAAAGAATAGCTAACTGGTTTGTATAAGCTTATGCTTACGATTACGATTGCACTCCGGTTGTTATAGCTCACCGCAATCGGCCTTTTTTTTATACGCGCGCGTTTCACGTCGGGGGCGGCGAGAAGGTTTTTGGTAGCGAGCGGGTAAAACGGGGTCAAAATCTCTGGTATCAGCATAGTAACAGGGGCGCAAATGCGCAAAACGCCGCGTGGCTACTGCCAAATGCGCCTTTCAAGTCTTTATGGGGTGCTGTTTTTTATGTGCGTACGGTGACTTAGGCGCCTAGAAAAAAATTTCGGCGCGGAAATGCTGCCTAGAATATTTTTAGTCTTCTATGAGCCCTATGACTGGCACTAAAGAGGAGCGTATTCGCAAGCTTGAAGCGGCCCTTGCCGTTGCTGAGCGGGTCAAAAACGGGTTTTTGGCGGCAAACCTGCGGGAAGCGTTGCGTGATGCGCTACGCGAGGTCTGACTAACTTCTAATTTGCTCCTAATTTGACTCAAATTAGGAATGCGTTAGGTTTTTGGCTAAAGTTTAACCAGTAACACCTCCTAAGCCTCTCCACGGAAGCTCAAACCTGGGGGTCACTACTCAAGAGCCCAGTCCCCTGTACGTCCTTGAGGCGTTTCACGGCTGGGCCATCCATTCCGAAGTATTAGCTCGTGCAGCTTTTCAGTTAATACTTCAAAAATCGAGAATCACTAGGTCGATTAGACTGACAGCAAGGGTTTTTTAGGGGATTTGCCGCGTGGCGTTAGGGCAAGAAGCTGATCAGTCGTTGTCGGACGTGCGGTTTGGCGACATCGTGCGAGCTTACGGTCCTGAAGCTTCGCTTGGACTGGTTGTTGAGGAGTTTGCGGACGCTCCAGACGATCCTTTTGTCGCCACGTCCGCTGCCAAAGTGTTTCTGAAACAGTATTTGAACGCGCTTGGGGACGTTCCGTCTTTCCGGTAAGCTGTTTGTCTCGCTGCAGTTAGCTCGTCGTGTCTTGTGCGCGATTTGTTTAGCTACAGTTATGCGCTCGTGGCCGAATGGATTAGGCAGCATCCTTCTAAGATGCCTCATGGGGGTTCGAATCCCTCCGAGCGTGTTTACACTATATAATTTGTATGTCTTTGGAACGTCTTTTATCTTCTGTAAAAGTATCTTCAGAGTCTGAGTGTTGGGTTTGGCAAAAGAGTACAAATAGTGCTGGCTACGGTCAGCTTATGGTTAATAAACGTTATTGGCTCGCACACAGATATTCATATTATCTCCACTTCGGTTTTATTGAATCTTCAGTTTTAGTTAGGCACCTTTGTCATAATTGTCGGTGTGTTAATCCTTCGCACCTTTGTGCCGGAAGTAATAAAGATAACTACTGGGATTCACGTTCAGTACATTTAAACTCGGCATTAAATAGGCGTAAGAAGTGGATTATTAACGGCGTCGTGTATAAAACGTGCAGAGAAGCTCAATCTGCTACAGGTATTTCGTATAATAGTTTAATTAAACATACTGTTAATGAAGTTTTTGATGTTGAGGCGTATCGTAGTAATTGTGCGAAGTCTGGCGTATTACCTAAGATCTAAGCGGTCGGTCGCTGGTTCGAGCCCAGCCGTGGGTGTTCGTTGTAGACTCTATTTATAGATATAGGTATCTAAAGTGCCTGAAGGTAGAGAAAACTGGCGCAGTTTCGTTGATTCTGCGGATATACAGCCTTTAGGTAATGTGTATGGGTATCAACTGGAGATACCGTTTACTGAATCTTCTTATACAACTCAAAGACGTACTAACTTTTTTGATGATCCGCGCAATTTAAGGGGTCTTTTAGGCAATATCACGTTCGACGAAGCTGGAAATCGGTTAGACGATGCTACAGCATTTCAAAACGCTTTTAGAGTAAAAAGAGATATAAGAGGTAATCCTAAACTTGTACAGGATCTTAGCTCGGTTCATCCCTCTGATATGTCTGCTTTAGAGGATGCTTATTCTCTAAGGCAGCTTTTTGGGGAAACGCCTGGAGCTTATGGGAGCCGAAGTCACTTAAAAAATATTTCTACCTTACTTAGCCGTGGAATCCCCGACCCAACCACGGGTAAGCGTTATCGCACGTCAATTGGCGGCGGAGGTTTAACGAATGAACTTAGTCCTTTTGAGCGGACAGCTCAAACAGCCGTTAACTTGAGCCCTGATATTTTAAGCGCTGATATTGAGTTTCTTCAAAGACCTGATGTTGTTTCAAAATTTGCACGTCAGTCTGAGCTAAATCTATCTAACGACCCTTTGGTTAGAGCTGGGCAAAACTTAAACCAACGTTTTGGATCGTCTGCTTTAAACGCTCCTATCGAGGTAGAGATTCCTGGTGATTATGATAATGAGTATTTTAGAACTCTAATTAATAGAAATGATTTAGGTGTTACTGAAATCGGTAGCGGAGATTCTGCTTCGTTTCCCGGTGAATTTGCCGAACGCTTAGGAAGGCTTCAAAACAATCCGAGCTTTGATTCTGACTATGTATATAACTACCTTAGATATAACCGTAGCCTGCCCACCGACGCTTACGATACTGAAGCTGAAGCTCTTAGAAAGAAGAACAGTGCTCGTAACGCTGATTATGATGGAAGATCTGCTAGTGAGGTCTATAAGTTTGCCGGTGAGTACCCTGAGGTATCCCGTGTATTAGAAGGGTACGCTCAAGGTAGTCGAATATCAAAAGAAGATTTAAACAAATACTATAGTGATTATATTCCAAAATCTTATGAAAAGTTACCCTACGGTGTTTTAGAGGATATAAATGCAGGGTTAAAGTCTATTTCACTTGACGACCCAAATCTCGCTGACGTACGTAACTCGTTTAGGAGTTCTGTGCGTAATGAAGGGATTCCTACGGCAGTAGCTCGGTTGGCTAACAATTCTCTAGTAAATATACGAAATCAGAAAGTAAAAAAGGCAGCTGAGGACTTTATACGTAGTTATATACAAGAAGCTAGAGAGAATCTTATTGACGTTCCCACAAGAACAGCAGGCGTGGGCGGAGGGGAGTATTCAAATCTAGGTGGGACGTACGATAAAGCTCTAGAAAAACTAAGTTTTTTCGATCAACCGTATATACCTGATGATTTTGAACCTGTTATTTCTGAGACATTTTATTCTAATGAGGGTAAACCGTACAGAGTAGATATAAATAGAGACCCAAACGCTTATGCGTTGTACTCTAGAGACATGAATGAGTCTGTGTTAAAAATGCTTGAAGATAAACCTTATGCCGGGGTATATAACATCGACTTTACTGTAAACGATTCTTATGGTGATGTAAATGCTCCGCCGGAAGTGAAGCAAGATATTATGAACTTTGTAACTAATAACTTTAGACGAGGCCTTCCTTTAGGTGCTGTCGTTAGAAACAATCCAGCGAGTAATGAGTCCACTAGGAACCGACCAGAATCCGGTAACAAAAGAGCACTTTGGTATCAAAAAATGGGTTTTGGTGCCGACACTGTTCAAGGTCAGTACGGATACATAGATCCTGATACCGGATCCACTGTACCTATTCAGCCTTTCCGCGCACCGTTGTCTGAAGGCAAGGACACGTACAAACGCAGTTATTACTCAGTAGATCCGATAAACGCCGCCGTGGCAGGCGCACGAGAGTTGACTGCCGGGATTAAACGAGCCCCTTCTGCTCTCCTTCCCGGCGCGGCTGATCTTATCCCTAGTCCTGAAGCAATTCGAACAGGGTATCAACAGGGGCCTGCGGGAATGGGTAGGCAGATGGCAACCGAGTTTGTGCAGAGTCTTCCTGCTGCTGCGGCTTCTGCTGCTGTTTTAGCCACGCCGGTCGCTGCTCCTTTAGCTCCCGGTATTGGCGCTGGCATGGTTGGGGTTGCTGGTACTCGCGCTTTGAATGAAGTTGTGAGGCAACAGACTGGTGAAGGTATTGTTCCCAAACTTCGGCAGACGATCGGCACCGCACCCAGAACTGGTGTTGCAAACAGAGCTGCTCCTGTCGCAACAAATTTACAACGAGCTATAGGAACACCTGCTGTACAAAACGGTAAGACTGTGTACTGGGCAGGGCCTGACTATGGTTGGCAGAGCGGTTCTTCCTTTAATAAAGTCCGAGATTTAGTGATTGCTCGGGAAACTGTTGCGCCCACACGACGTAACCTCGGTTCTCGTCCCGCTGTCATTCCCCAGATTCGTCCGTTGAATCCAGCACAGCGTGCTGAGATGCAACGTCGGCAAAAGCGCAACGAGCTACAAAGACGTGTGGACCTAGCTAACGAGCAGCGCAACATCTGGCGCGGTGATCTTGGCCTGACTGAGTTCTTAACTGGGCGGTAATCTGACTTCTTAAAGATGCAGGAAAGCCGCCCTTTCGAGCGGCCCTCCGAGAAGTTGTGGGAACTTCACGCAGAATCTTAGCGTCAAACCATCTCGACGTGGGAGATGACGTAGCCTTCTGCTAGTAGTTGCTTTTTTCGCTTAGGTAACTCTTTCTCTGGTACGTCGATCAGTTGGAAGATGCCAGAGCGATAGGCGTGGATCCGAGCCA